TAAAACATTATAAAATAGAAAAATAATAATATAAATGAATAATTAAATTACTAATAATATAAATAATTAAATTACTAATGAATAACTAAATATAAACATAAATTTACATTATAATCTATTCTAAAAATATTAAAAAATAATTATTAATAGTTAAAAATTGAATTATAAAACTTTAAATATATTTATTAATAATTATATTATATCTTATTTTATAGATACAGTATTAGATTAATTATTTTATTAATATAATTATTTAAATTATTAATTTTAAAATGAAATCTAATGAAAATCCATATAAAAAAAATTATTGTACGCAAACTAATAGCAAAATTATAAATAAAAATACAAAACTAAATAAAAAAGATATTATAAAATTAAATAAAGAATTAAGAGATATTGCAAAGGAACAAAATAGTATTTATAATAAAAAAAATAAAAATAGCAAAAAACAATTTAAATGTAATAAATGTAATATTAGTTATAATAATATTGTATCATTAGAAAAACATAAACCAATACATTTAAATCCAGTATATTGTCCTTTTAAAAATTGTAATAAAATGTTTTCACCAAAACATAAATATCAATACAAACAACATATTGATGGACATAATGGTGGATTACATATACAATGTAAATTTTGCGAACACACGTCAAAAACATTAACTTCTAATACAGTTCATATGAAATCAAAACATTCGCAACAATATAATCATTATATGAAAGAAATAGAGGAAGCAAATAAAGATACACAACCATTAAATTCAAAAAATATTATAAATTTAACAACCAAATATATTAATACACATATAATGGATGATTTAGATGAAGATACTAATACTAATAATAATTGGTATTCATATCAATATGAAGATGATAATGAAGAAGAAGATGATGAAAATGAAGATGATGAAAATGAAGAATATGATAATGAATTAATAAATATAGAATTAAATAAATATAATTTTTATTACTATGAAAATAATTTAGACTTTTTATCTACCATTGCTATTTTAGATGCTTATAAAAAAATATAATTTGTAAAAAATTATATATTCTTATTTTTTATTTTTTATTTATTATTTATTATTTATTATAAAATGTTTTACAATAATATTCAGTATAAGCATCACATTCATCATAATAATTATCATAATCACCATCACCATCACATTTTTTACCACACTCGCAAGATTCAGAACTATAACACATAGGACATGCACCATAGTCATCATCACTATAATAATTTAAAAACTTAGAAAAATGAATCTAAACTCATTTGTTTAGTTTTTTTAACTTTAATTTCATGTTTTGGTTTTTCAACCTTAACCTCTTCTTTAACCTCTTCTTTTACTTCCATACCCTCAAGTTCTTCAGTTTTAAACCAATTATCAATAGTTTTAACTTTATTTATTTTTGTATTAGCATAGTCTATTAATGGTTGAAATATTAATTTTTTTACCATTGCACCTTTTAATTGTCTTATTTTTTTTTCTGTTTTTTCTATATCTCCATTATATTTATTATACCAAATATTAAACAATTCATCATAGTATCCAATTCTATGAGGAAACATAGGTAATTTTTCGACTATCAACTCAAATATTTGAGATATAGGCTTTACTAATTGAGATTCTATATATTTTTCATAATCAATTTGAAGATTATGTTTCCTTACATAATCTATATGTTCTATACGGTCACCATTTAAGTAATCAATACCCGGTTCTTCTTTAATCTTTATAAATACATAAGGAACTCTTTCATTCGATGCTGGTGCTGTTCCAGGGTCTCTATCATACATACGATTAGCAAGAACTTTATGGGCAATCGCTTCTTCGTCCTTATAAAAACTACTTAATGTTTTACTAATAACAAACATATTCATATCAAATTCACCATTAATTAATTTTTTAATTTCATCTTGAACAAATTTTATGGCATTAGGTACATTTTTATATTTAACTATATTATCAATTACACCTATATAACAATGTTTAAGAATTGGAGCATTATCTCTACGTTTCAACACCAATCCCATACTAATCTGTTTACACGTATCAGGCGAATCTTCATATTTTAAAGCTAAATATCTTTTCTTAGAAATTAAAATAAATGGAAATAATACCTTTTCATATGCTAAAGCATGAACACCAGGCAATTCAACACTAATTCTTTTTTCTACATCTTGACCAATTGCAATTGCTCTCGCAATTTTTTCTCTATCTGAAATTTTTTCATTTTTTTCGTATAGTAAAAATCCCATAAACACGCTATCTGTATCGCCATATTTTATACTACTTCCTGGATACTCCTTGAGAACAAAATCGCGTGCGTGAATAATACGTGCTCTTCCACCTGCTGTTGTAGATGCGGCAATTTGCGGTTTATAAATTTTACTAGTCTTAGCTCCAATTTGTCCATAAATTGAATTTGCCGTAACCTTGTAAGCAAGTTGCAATCCATCATAGACACTTTTTTTAAAAGGATCTGTCTCAGCCTCCATTAATTTTTTCGTAGTTTTACGTGATTTTAATAAACCTTGTAATACACGAGGTATCAAACCTTTATCACCGTTAGGATATTGAACAAAACGCACAGTTGAACTACCACACTTACGTTTACCTTTGCTTTTAATTTTAGGATTAATCCATTCAAAATTATCATATGAACGGTCTAAATAAGACATACCTAATTCTTCTAAATGTTTAGCACCAGACTCACCTAACCAATAAGGATCTTCACAAATCCGATCATGACTTAAATCACTGGTAATCATTTCACTAGGGTATAAACTTGAAAAATCTAATACAACAATTGGATCTTCAGTATAAATATCAGTTTTTGGCTTTAAAACAATTGCTCCTTCATAACTTTCTTCACTCATAACGATTTGATTAAAATTAGGTTTTAAAGTAAATTTTACTTTACCTTTGTCTTTATTTTCACCATCACCATCACCATCACCATCATCACCATCACCATCACTATCACCATCACCATCACCATCATCTGTCGCGTCAATATTATTTCCAATCCCTGAATTCAATTCAATATTACTATCTTCAATATCATCGCATTCGCTAGATCCGGCAATAATAGTATGAATTCGTCTAATACCTTCATCAACAACAACCTCCTCAGGTTCAATTTTCTCTAAAACAGGTAATAAGAAATCTTCTTTAGCACATTCATTTGTAATAAGACTAAATGCTTTAATACCTTGTCCTCGCAAAAATATATAAGCAAAAGGCACTAGACACACATTACTCATTCCAAAATTATTAGGTATAACATCTAATTTTCGCAATAGTCGAATAAGTAATACGCAATCCTGAATACAATACTTAGCTACTTCAGCCCTTTCCATGTCTGTTCCTTTCTGCTTTCTAAAAATATCTTGAGGTGTAATATCGTCTTTACCCATACCCCAAACAGGACCTGATGCGAGACAAGATTTAGGCACAGCCCTATCTACTTTAATTTTTTTAGACTCACTGTCTATTTCAAGAATCTTTAGTTTATCACCATCAAATAATTTGGCTGTGGTTGCTGACATACTAATGACAATATAATTGCCGACATCTAGTTCAACACAATTATCTATTTTCAAATAACAAGATGACTCATCATTCTCATTATCTCCTATAGTTCCTATTTCTTTGATTTTGCCTGAAATATAATATTCGGCTACACTATCTAATTTATAAGAGGGTAGTTTTGTTAAAGATGCTTGACATACTTTTAATAAGTCAATTTGAACTCTTCCTGGCATATTAAAATAATATAGAAAATTGTCGCCTAAAGCACTACTACTTAATTTCTTATTAATCATAGCACCTTTTGCATCAGGCACTTTTTTAATAATTTGAGGGTCTAATCGCCCCATATTAATAAATTTAGTGTATTGTGTATTTTGTTCTAATGCTTTAATATCTTCTCGGGTAAGAGTATTCCGCTCAATATCAATACATAAATCAGCAATTCGGTCATACATAAATGATTCATCAAAACCAAATGTATTATATCCAATAATAATATCAGGGTCGTGTAATTCAATGAGTTTAGACCATTCTAAAAGAACATCACGTTCATTTGTCCGCGAAATAACTTCACAGGGTTTATCACCAACGTTAAATTTAGTGCAACCTTCTAATGTAATAATATTATTATGACAAATTTCAGTTTCTCCATAACGCCAAAAAACTGTTCCAATCTGAATTACTTTATCACCTTGTGCGAAACCAAAGGCTTTATTTACTAATATATTAATAAATCTTACCATTGTTTCTTTAGTAATCATTTTATCTTGTAAATCACGTTCAGGTATTTTATGTTTCTTGGCTACGTCGTTAATAATTTTTACAAAATCATCAATACTAAATCGTGTATTTTTATTCGTTTTTGCTTCTTCAATAGCAACAACTTCTTTCATTGCTTTTTTCATTTCATTATTTGCCTTTACTTTACGAATAGGACGATTACATATAGAATATATTTTATCAACAAATGTCATAAAATCACTACTATTTGTAAATACTTTGGCTTTAATAGGTTTTTTAAGATAAATTAAATCAATCTCATCATCTAATCCAGCAAATCCTAAATTAAGGGCTTGTTTAATACGATGTATAAAGAAATCCTTTTTCTTAGAAATATTCTTTTTTGCTTTAATGTATTTAATAACTTCACGTAAATATGAAATTTCTTTATTTAAATTAGATAGTTGTTTTTCGCAATTTTTATCTATATTACTACTCTTTACATTACTCTTCGCATTATTCTTTCCATTACTCAAGTCATTTTTATAATCTAATTTTAAATCTAATAATTCTTTACATTTATCATTCATCATAATATCATACTCTTCATTTTTCTTATCAGTATAAATTAAATCGCTCTCCAAATTAGATTTTTCAGCAACAAAACCAGGCACTTTATCATAACCTTTTTTATCAATAGTTCTTATATCACGAATCCACGCAACAGCCAATTGATTTGATAATTTTTTACAATCCTTCTTAGGAATTGGAAAATCACCATGACTTGAATCAGCTTCAATATCAAAAGAAGCAATAAGAATAGGTGGAATTTCAGTTTTATCTAAATGAGTAATATCAGCCCAATCACACGAAATATTAATTTGTGTTTTAGATTGACGATTTTCTACTTTAAATTTACCTGCTGGAATACTTATCCAACTAGAAGGCTTAATTTTAGTATCGTGTAAAAATCGTAATATGGGCTCAAGATCGCTCTCAAATAAATTGTATTTTATTTCCTTTCCTATCTTACCACTTATATTAAGTTTAATAGGATTTTTAAAAGACCTCTCTGTAAAACGATGACCGACTTTACTTTTATGAGCTAATTTTAAAAATGTAAATTTCTGCTCATTCATAAAAGACCAGAAAATCTTCTTTTCTACTAATTGTGTTTTTAAGTCTTTTTTATTTTCATCAATAGTTTTATAAATAGCACGTCCTTTTGCTTTATCAAAATCCATACCTCCTGGAACGATTGAATCTTTATAATAACGTGAATTTCTTTTAAATTCTTCTGTAAATTTATAATTCTTAAATGTTTGTGCTTCTTCATAATCAGCAATATCATCTTCATTATAATCTTCACAATTAGAACTATCAAAATTTGCAACAAAATCCTGTATTTGTTTTTCATTAAAATCATCAGGAATTTGAACATAGAAATAAGGTAAATAATTCTTTACTCTTAAACATATACTTTGACCTTTGGCATTACATCCAAAAATGAAAATAGTATATGTCTTATTATGGTCTTGATTTAAGTAAGATTCTTTTCTTTCAATAGGTGTATCAACAGATAAATCACATTCATACCAATCAATCGCACTAAATTCAATAGGTTCATTTAAAGGCACTGAAACAGGACTGTCTTTACGAGGTTTATACGGCGGTAAAGCCATAATTAGTATTAATAATAATTTCTAATAAATATTTTTTATCTTATACACTATACTATATTTAAAATTTAATGTTTAAATCTATAATTTTCAATTTTTATAAATGAATAATATTTCATTTTATAATAAATATTTTTCAATTTTTATAAATAATAAAAAAATAAATAATAAATAATTAATTATTTTATATGCACTTTATTTCAAAAAATGATGATGAAATTTATGAAGAATTTGATAAAAATATACAAATTGGTGAATATTTAGAAGATGTATAAAATAATTAATAAAATAGTTAATAAAATATATAAAAAATTTGAATTAAATTATAATATAGTTATAAATATATTTTATAAATGTATCTTATGAATGTATTTTATAAATGTATTAATAAATAATTTTAGTTTTTTTATGTTTTAAACAATACATTTCTATTATAATTATCACCAACTATTCCTTTTTGAGTCATAGGAGATATATATAAATTATTACCCATTAATGTATTTTTAGCAAGAAAATCATTTAAATTTCTAGTATTATTACTCCCTTTTAACATCATACCAATATTATAATCATCATAATTATTAGTAATAGGTTTTTGTATTGTTTTTGGTATTGTAGTATTGGTTCCAATACTTTTTGTAGCTGTAGGTAGTGTGGTAGTAGTTGGTGGCACTGTGGTAGTAGTTGGTGGCACTGTGGTAGTAGTTGGTGGCACTGTGGTAGTAGTTGGTGGCACTGTGGTAGTAGTTGGTGGCACTGTGGTAGTAGTTGGTGGTGTGGTTGTAGGTGGTGGCATTGTGGTTGTAGGTGGCGGAATTGT